CGACAACCGTGTAATCGCCGTAGATAGCCCCCTGTAGCGTCCCGACTTGGCCGAGGCCATACACCTTCCACCAGTTGGCCCAGTAGGCCGAATGCTCCGCTTTGGCTCGGTTTAGTTCTATATCGTTCCGAATCGTATCAGGAAGCGCTTCGTTGTCTTGGTAGGTGAGGATGAGGAACTCCGCATCGGTTTCGGGCAAGACCTCCGTGTGCGCCCAAAATTCGTGGGTTGGGTTGAAGTCAATGTAGATTTCTTGGCTGGTCCTGATGGCCAACTGGTAGTACGAGTCAAAGTCAATATTATTGGCCTCGTTGATGTATAGGACCTGCCGCCTTGCCCCTCTTAGGCGGGCTTCCGAATCAGCGGAGAAGAACTCAATCGTGGACCCGTTGGCGAAGTTGTACTGGAGCAGGGTCTTGTTCCACCTATCGGGAACCCATCGGTGGGTCCATTGCATAATCTTGGCGAAGTCCTTAATCGCCCCCCGTCGCAGGTGAGGCACGGATTCGCTGACCACGGAAATCTCCGACTTGGGATGGCGAGCGGCGTGGTCAATCAGTACCGCAAGGATGCCGAAGGTTTTGCTCGCACTTGTCCCGCCTTGGATGACCTTCTTCCGAGCGGTCATCGCCCGAATCTTGCGGATAGCGGTGGTGTACTTAAAGTCCATCCCCGAATAGGGGTTGCTCAATCGTGATACTCGTTTCCTGCTTTTCCACCAAGCCATTCAACCGCTGGGTGATGGATGGGTTGTAAATGCCCGCCATGCCTCCCTTGATTTGGTCGGCTCGGATGGCTTCCTTTATGCGCTGGCAGATTGCGGTAAATTCTTCGTATGCTCCCCCTTTGTTGTTAAAATAGTCCCTCCCCCCATCAGCAATACCCTTGTCCCAAAGGTGCAATTTAAACCCCTCCATGGTCAATGGGGCTTCTTTTTCCCGAAAGACCTCCACGGCTTTGGGGCCAATCCAATCTTTTACAAGGATGGGTTGCTTCTTTGTATTGACGCAATACTCGCTGAAATCTTCCCAAAGTTCTTGGGGGTTCGCAAATACCCGTGGCCTTCCTGCTCCCATCAGTATTCGATTTTGTCTATCAACGAATCAATCTTGTCCACGATTTTCATCTTCACCGCAAAGGCGTTGGGCGAGTTGGATTCCTCAACCGCACCAATGCAGTCGCAGAGGGTCGTGATGACCATCATCAGCGAATCCATGCGGGCTTGGACCTGGGCTTCGGGGTCAGCCTTCGTTGAGTTCGCCAAGTTCTCGCAGTTTATTTCTTGACCACCCAAGGGCCGCTTTGCCACCCCAAAGGAGATAGGAGATGTAGCCGCAGTCGCTGGAAGAGTCAGCGTTGTCGTAGTAGGTTTCCGCACGGGATAGATAGGAGTGCATCCGCTTGATGGTTGCAAGGGAAACACCCTCCCCGTTGGCGAGTTGCTGCGCTCGGACCTTACCCGTTTGGGTTGCGCACTTGTTCCCATTGCGCTCGTTAAGTTCAATGCCCCTCTTGGCGTTATTGCGTACCCCTTCGCCGTAGTCGGCATAGGTTTCAAACTGCTGCCGCTTGTTGTTAGCGTACAGGTGAGCGCATACGGCCATCCGTTGCCCAGCATCGGGGAACTCGGAATTGGTCTTTGCATCACCCATGCAGCGTTGCAGGAACTCATCCTTCGGCTCTTGGGGTTTCGGTGTTGGTAAGGGCATGGCTGACTTGGTGCTGGTTGGCTTCGGCGAACTGGTCCGCTTGTGAGTAAATGTATTGGAGGGCCGATTTTACGCAGTCAGCGCACCACCAATTCGTGGGTGGTCGTCCGTGAGCCGTGAGGATGGCTTGCAGTTCCCCAACGGCATCGGGTGGCAGTCGCATGGTCAGCGATGCCACATATTGGTCCCAGTACTTGCGATGCTTTTGGGCCACGATGAATTGGTCGTTGGTCATTTGAAGGTCCATTCCCGGATGATTATTGCGGTGGCAGATGAGGCAAGGCCGAGGATAGGAGCCAAGTACCATTGGCAGGTCGGCAGGGTCAGCAACACCCCAAGCCAAAACCCAAAGCAGGTCATGCAGGAAAACGGCTTCCGCTTGGCGAATGGCAGAGCGTAGAACCACTGGGGCAGGACCCGGAACTCCACGACCGCAAGGGTCGCTAAGGCACTAATCAGGATGGGATAGACCAGTATATCCATTGGACTCGATTGCGGTTTTGATTTTGGCCTTGGCCTGTTCTATAGAGTAAATGATTGACCGGTACGGGATACCCGTTTCACGGGACATGGCCTTCATGTTCCCAGTCTGCATCAGCAGGTTCAGCAGTTCCTTGTCGTAAGGGAAGGCTCCGTCCTTGGCCCAAGAGTCCATCTCTTGCTGGGCGATGGCCCAAAGGTCGTCAAGCAGGGAGTCGTAGTCCTTGCCTTCTTCTTGGGTTTCGGGATCCACTTCGACCCGCTCGTCGTGGTGTCGGTACTTCTTTGCGAACTGGTTGTTGTTGCCCCGGTACAGGTTCATTATCAGGCGAACGATGTAGAACCGCAGGTAGCCTTGGACCTGCATCTTGGTAATCTTGTCGGGGTCTTTTTCGAGCAGAATGAGGACGACCTCTTGTTCGAGGTCCTTCCAAAGCGGATTGCCCCCCGTAATGGTGAGGCAAGCCTTGCGGATTTCTCCGCTGCGATAAAGGTCAAGGATGGTAGCCTCTGCGTTCACTCACGCAAAGATGGAGGGGGTTCTCGCTAATGTTGCAAAAAATCCCGTGTCCTGTTGAGAACCTGTGTACGAAGAAATTTTATGTCGGGCCTTGCTCTCATGTTTTTGGCAAGTATTTCGAGGTTGTGCATGACCGTTGCGTGGTTCCTCTTGATTATTCGACCGATTTGGCAGTAAGTGTAGAGGTATTCGGAGTAGGCGATATCAGCGAAGATGCTTCGAGCAAGTACCAGTTCTTGGGTCTTGACGTTGCTCAAGATGTCGTCCGGGCTGACTCCGACGACCTCTGCGGTATATCCGAGGATGGTGCGTGATATTAGGTCCATGTTAAAACGGGTTAGGGGGTAGGGGCATCCAATGGCTCACTTCGGTCAGGAACCACGTTTGATGCTCGTAGTACCAACGGCCGTCCCCAAGCCATGCGTAGGCTTGATTGCGGTCGGTCGTGAAAATCAGGACTGGTTCACCGGGTTCCGGCATCCGGTCCAAGCATTTAATCCATTCCATTGTCAGGCGTTTTTGGCTTGAAGGATACGACCGAGCAGGGTCCAGTTGACAGACCACGCCTTGATGGTTTCGGATTTGTCGGGGCGGTTGCAGTTGACGCATTCCTTGCGGATGTGCAGTTGCCAGCGTCGGAAATCGGTGGGTGTGGTTTTCATGGGTTTGGGGTTTATCATTACAAAGACTGCAACTCCGACTTGACATTATTCCAAAATTCAAGTGCCTCATCTTTTTGTGCTTGATACCAATACTGGTGAGTTGCTCCACAATCATCCCAATCAGCATGGTTTGGGTCTAATGGTCTTGCGCTTAGTATTTCTTCAACCGCTATCAAAGCACATCGTTTAGCTAAGTCGTTAATGACAAATCCGTTAATGCTGTATTTTGCACTTAACGACTCCTTTAAGTAATGGTGCATAAATTCTTTTGCTTTTTCTTTTGGTGTCATGGTTTTCATGGGTTTGGGGTTTGGTTGGTAAGGTTATAGGCTGACGCTGGGTTCGCAAATAAAAGAGTTAGCGGTAATTTTAAATTAACTTCCAACACCAATCCCAACTACTTTCACTTTTGGCTTGACAAGTGAATATATTGTAAGCGGGCCTCCAACTACAAAGATGTACTACACCTGTTGGTGATTTAGCCAAAAGTTCAGTATTATGTGGTGGTTCTTGCTCACTCACCGAAATAAAACCGGGGCTCACAGGAGGTTGGCTCAATTTCTCAAGTTCAGTTACATAATCAATTAATTTGTAAAATTCATCAAGTGCCAACCCTTTTTGGTAGCTGTTAAGCTCGAAGAATCTCATGTGTGCTTTTAGGTTTTCAATTTCTGGTTTCATATGTTTTAAGTATTTTGTGTCAGTTTATAGGCTGACGCTGGGGGAGGTTTGGTAAGACCAGAGGCTGACGATTATACCCGATTGCGTATAAATTTTGGGTTTTTCTATAAATTATATCCGATTGGGTATAGTTTGAAACAACTGATACCTCCCACAGGTATCGGTCAGGGTCTTGACTTGCGGTCCGAATCCGTTGCTACGGCTTAGCACATACTCGCAGGCATCCCCCTTGGCCCGCACCTCAATCACCTTCCATGGGCGGTCGTTGGTGCAAGCGGTCAGGAGCAGAAGGAGCAGTATGAGGCGCATGGGTCAAAGATATAAACAACCTACCCACATTCAGCCAACACCCTTTGGAAATCTTCCACGCTTCGGATGACCTCATACCTGTACCCCGCCTCCTGAACGACCCCCTGCCACCATTTCTGCGAGAGGGACTGCTTGCCCTTGGGGTCTTTGAACTCTAGGAACACGGCCCCAGCGGCGGATAGGTATATCATGTCGCTCACCCCCGCCACCACGCCCATGGCCTTCATGACGCTCCCAGCATAGGCAGACGGTGCGTTGT